ATTACTCGCAAGAATCAGAGGGCTCATAGCAAATCACCTTTCCCCTAACGGTTTGGTTGGCTGATGACGGTTGCCGTTACAACTCTCAGGTCAACCCTTGCGACGGCGTTGGAGAACGCTGGGGTTTGGCAGGTGTTTTCTTACCCACCTGCCTCACCCATTGCTAACAGCCTAATTATTCAACCGGATGACCCTTATATTGAGCCAAGCAATAACATTTATTCAAGTGTTGCGCCTAAAGTAAATTTTCGTTTAGTGATGATTGTTCCAATGCTAGACAACCAAGGAAACTTAAACGGTATTGAAAGTTTTGCTGTTGGAGTCTTTAATAAATTGGCTTCAATCACTAACCTTAAAATTAGTGTTGGAAATATATCAGCACCCAACGTATTGTCAGCAAGTGCCGGCGAAATGCTAAGCGCAGACATGACAATTTCAATCATGACGACATGGAGTTAAAATGAGCGATTTTATAGATGTTCCTTCCGAGGACAAGGCTTGGCTTGAAAAAGTCGGGCAAGTAGCAAAAACAGAAAAGCCAAAACCACTTACTAAGAAAGATGAGGAATAACCAATGGCTGTATTCTTAAATAACAAGGTCGGCGTAAAGGTAAATTCCGTCGATCTTTCAGATCATGTGACTAGCGTCACACTTAACCGTTCGTTTAATGAACTTTCTGTGACAGCGATGGGCGATACAGGAGAAAAATTTGTCAAAGGCTTGGAAACTTCAAGCGTGGCAATTTCATTCTTAAATGACACCGCCTCAGCCAACGTTCTTGCAACATTGCAAGCCGCTTGGGGAACTTCAGTAACCGTAGTTCTTTTGCAGGACAAAGGAACTGCCGTAGGCGCAACCAACCCTCTTTACACAATGACTTGCTTAATAAATAACACCACCGACATAAACGGCGGAGTTGGCGATCTTGGTACTCAGGATGTAACATGGACTGTAAACGGTGCCGTCACCGTAGCAACAACAGGTACATTCTAAGGAGTAGTAATGATTAAATTAAGAGTGACAAAGGCTTCCGGCGAGGTTGCGGAGTACGACATCACGCCGGCACTCGAATACGCATTTGAACAAAATTTCAAAACTGGATTTCACAAGAGGTTTAGGGATGAAGAAAAGCAGTCGGACGTCTACTGGCTTTCTTGGGAAGCCGAAAGACGAGCAGACGTAACTGTTGCACCGTTTGGGGAAAAGTATCTACAAACTCTATCTAAGGTAGAGATTATGGATGCCGACTCCCCAAATGGGTGACGAGGTATGACTTTACTTATCTAATTGCCTTATTGGCAGTTAGGACTGGCATACCTCATTCAGAGTATTTGAAAATGGATAGATCACTACTTTTAGCAACTATGAACGTTCTAAAAGAGGACTCAAAAAGGATGGAAAATGCCGGTAGAGGTCGCAGGGCTAGATGAGACAATATACAGTCTTAAGAACTTTGCCCCTGACCTTTACAAAGACATGCTTGAAGAAATTGACCCTGCAATGCAAAGCATTAGCGACAGGGCAAAAGGTATGGTTCGTGCAAGAATTTCAGGACTAGACACCGGCTGGACTTCGCAAGGTAGAGAAGCCAAGTCACGTTCAAGTCGTAAACGTGGCTTTCCTAAGTATGACCCTTGGAAAATTAGAAAAGGTTTAGGTTACGATTTAGGAACTACTAAACGCAACCGTTCAGGTTTTGTTCAAACATTTATTTTACAAAACCATTCTGCCTCAGGTGCTATTTATGAAACAGCCGGACGAAAGAACCCTCAAGGTCGTGCGGCATTTGTTAACATTAGCGGAGACAAAAAAGGTAAAGTTCAAGGTTATGAAGGCACTTACAAATCTAACCAAAAGTTTTTAAGACGCAAAACTGGAGAGTATGCAAGCAATAACCCGATGGCAGGTTATCAGTTTGTAAAAGCGTTAGACAACCAACAAAAACTGGTTAGTATTGGCAGAGGTCGCAAGCGAGAAGGTCGCTTACTTTATAAAGCATTTTACGACGATCAAGGTAAAGTTCAAGACGCAGTAATGAAAGCGATTGAAAAAGCCAAGAACAGATGGATAAACAGAGTTTCAAAAGCAGGATACAAGTCATTCGATAGGGCGGCATAATGGTCAGTTTTTCACCCATAGACATTGCAATCACCTCAACCTACAAGGACAAGGGTGCGAGACAAGCGCAGAATTCTCTTACTAAATTAACCAAAAGCGCCAACAAGTTAGCCGGTGCGTTCGGACTTGCTTTCGGCGTGACTCAGGTCACACGCTTCGCCAAGGCTTCAATTCAAGCGTTTGCTCAAGAGGAAAAATCGGCCAAGTCCTTGGCCTTAACATTAGGCAACCTTGGGTTGTCTTTTGAAACCTTAGCCACCGAGCAATTTATTCAGCGAATTCAACGCACTAGGGGCATACTAGACAACGAATTGCGTCCGGCAATGCAACAACTTGTTTCAACTACATTAGACGCCAAAAAGTCTCAAGACATATTACTTACAGCCCTAGACCTTTCAGCCGGCGCAGGAATTAGTTTAGATCAAGCCGTTGATGCCTTAACAAAATCCTTCATGGGTAATAACAGCGCACTAGGTAAATTAAACATTGGTTTGACAAGTGCCACCATAAAAGGCGCAACTTTCACAGACATTCAAGAACAATTAAACAAACAGTTTGCCGGTCAAGGGGAAGCCTCAGCCTCAGGTTATGCAGGGCAGATGGCAATACTTGGCGCAAGTATGGACGTTGTAAAAGAAATTATAGGCGAAGGACTAGTTCGTGCCTTTGAGGACTTAAATATAAACGCACAAAAGTCCGGCGGCATTATGGAAAGTCTTGCCAAAAAGACCGTTACCGCCTTTGAGTATGTAAGTAAATTTATCAAAGGCAATGCTTTACTTGTAACAGGTCAGGCGTTTGATAAGAGTTCATTTGAATATAAGATGAATTTTGATAAACCTTATGACCCTATGAGTGCTAAATTTGATTACGAGGCATTAAGAGCGCAAGAAAAGAAACTACAAGAACAAGCGGCTAAAGCGGCCAAGGCTCGTTTAGACGCTATTAAGAAAGAACAGGCTTTAGTTAAAGCCCAAAAGCAATTACTGAAAGATCAAGAGAAACTTAAAAAATTCGGAACGTTATTTGACACCGAACAAATTGAGATTTTTGCCGCACTTCAAGGCAAAATTACCGATCAAGAAAAACTTAGGCTTAGTTTACAGTTAGCCTTAATTCAAGGTAATGCAACCGAGGCTGAACGACTAGGAAAACAACTTACAATTGCTCAGTTACAGACTACCGATCTTGCTGCAGCAATCGCAAAGATACCAAAAGCCCTAAACCCATTTGAAGGATTTGGAACTGAGGTTGACAACTTAATTGCCAAGATTTTGAATATGTATAAACTACTTCAACAGCCTTTAAGTACTACAACTACTGCCCCAATTGTTAATTCAGCCGGTGGCACAACGCCATCATTGGCGGCGGCTAAAGCCCAAATAGAGTCCTCAACTGCTAAGTTAAACGATTTTAATAAAAGGATGTTAGAAAAAATTGCTACTACCAATAAGATTCCTGAGACGACTATTGAACAGGATATTCAGAGTCAATTACAAAGTTACCTTGCCGCCGATACTGCAATGCGTAGCACATTTAAGGACTTAAACATAAACATTGCGCCGGCTGGTAGCGTTGTTACTACTGGCGATCTTGTCCAAGATATTCGCAACGCCTTAATTGAGGCAGGATTATCCGGCTCACAAACTACGATTAACAGGAACCTTGGTGCGTTCCAAGTACAATGACCTTACCGGCAACCTTAGACGTTTCACTAAACTTTCAATCGGGGGCAACCTTCGGTATACCTTTTACCCTTGACGACCCTGTAAACGGAATTCTTGGAACTAATATCTTGTCCGAGTCTAACGCACCGGCCTTGGTAGTTAACTTAACTGCACAAACTCGTCAAATAAGTATTAGACGAGGCAGGAACATTAGTCGAGACATATACGAAGCCGGAACTTGTACGGTGAGAATCTATGACCCGAATTCAGACTTCAATCCACAAAACGTAACCTCGCCTTATTTTGGCCAATTAGAACCATTAAGAAAGTTACGCATTTCGGCTACCGTTGCAGGTGTGACTTACTATCTATTTAGTGGATATACGACTGACTATATCTACTCCTACGACCAAGCAGAAAACATTGCTTACGTAGATATAAAGGCAAGCGACGCCTTCAGGTTATTTAATATGGCTTCAGTCGTAACCGTTACAGGTCAAGCGGCTGGTCAAGATACTGGAACCCGAACCAATAAAATTTTGGATACGGTGTCGTTCCCTACTCAAATGCGTAGCATTGAGACCGGAGACACGTTAACCCTTGCCG